GTGCCCCGCGAACAGCGCATCTTCAAAGTCGCGAGGGCCGCCTGATGAGCTACGAATTCACCGCACCGATCAAGGATCCTGCCGCCGTGCTGGATCACGGCATGGACTGGAGCGACTGGCTGGATGAGGGCGAGATGATCGCGGGGCAGCCGACGGTCGTGCCCGAGCCTGCCGGGCTGACAATCTCAGCGATCACCCAGGCGGACGGCGTGGTGAACTGGCGGGTGAGCGGCGGGACGCTGGGGCAGGATTACATCGTCACCTGCCGCATCCAGACCAGCCTCGGCCGCGCGGATGAGCGCAGCGTGCGGTATCGGGTGCGGGATCGGTAGCGGCTTAGCGGCGACGAAAGGAACAAGCGATGAGGAAAGCCCGAGACAAATGGATCACTATTGAGTTTGAGGGTGATCGGCTGAAAGATAGTCAGCGATTGCCTGAGCTTCATGCTCGGGAAACACGAAGGTTATCCATCCAAGTCCGGGGTGGCGCAGGCTCAGCACCGTCAGCTGGCGGGTGAGCGGCGGGACGCTCGGGCAGGATTACATAGTGACCTGCGGGATCACCACCAGCCTCGGCCGCGTCGATGAGCGAAGCGTGCGCCTGCGCGTCAGACAGCGATAGTTCGATGACCACGCTTCACGAATGGCTGATGTCGCAGCGGCGCAAGTCCTGCGAATGGTGCACCGTGGCCATGATGATCTCGCTCATCGCCCTGACGCTGGGCTTCGTTCATCTGTTCGATCATCCCTAATCGTGCCGGAAATGATTCCACGATACCCCCAATTCTGGGGGTATCGCCAAATTCAGCCGCCCGCAGGGCACTGACAAAATGGAGAAAAAACCCGACGGCGCGGAGGGATTATCCGCGCCGGTCTGCCATGGCGCGGCGGGTCGGCCGCGATAACACGATGTTCTGAGCCCGGTGGATAGCCTGCCGGAATTCGAGCTGATCGTCAGGGTGCTCGACCGGCAGACAAACGAACTCGTTCCAGGCCACGGCGAGCGCGTCGAGCGCCCGCCGCTCGACCGCAGTCAGGCCTGAATCCTTAGCCATAGGACCTCATATGCTAACCAACGCCGCGGCGAAAGCCGCCGGTGCGCAGTCGCGCGCCTACAAGCTGACCGATCAGGGCGGGCTGCACCTGCTCGTGCGGCCGACCGGCACGAAGAGCTGGCAGATGAAGTACCGCTGGCGCGGCCGTGAGAAGCTGCTCACGCTCGGCCAGTTCCCCGAGGTCAACGTCAACCGGGCGCGGATCCTGCAGGCTGAAGCCAAGGAGCAGCTCGCCAGCGGCGTCGATCCCGGCCAGAAGGCCGCTGCCAGCGACACGCTCGAGCAGCTCGCGCGGCTCTGGTACCAGGCGAACCTTCCGGGCTGGTCGACCGCGCACGCCGACGACGTCCTCGCCAGCCTCGAGCGCGATATCTTCCCCGAGCTCGGCCGCGCAGCGGCCGACAGCATCACCGCTCCGCAGCTGCTCGCCGCGATCGAGGCGATCGCCGGGCGCGGCTGCAGGACATCGGCGCACCGGGTGCGTCAGCGGCTTGCCGAGATCTTCGCCTTCGGTCGAGCGCGCGGCCTGGTCACCGGCAATCCGGCAGATGATCTCGGTGCGGCGATGCTCAGCGCGCCGCCGCCGCGACCGCACGCGGCGCTGATCTCGATCGAGGATTGCCGGGCGCTGCTGGCTGCCTGCGATCGCGATACGGGTCGGCCGGAGACGATCGCCGCGAGCGCATTTCTCGCGCTCACCGCGGTGCGCCTGGCGGCGGTGCGCGGGATGCTCTGGGCAGAGGTCGACCTAGAGGCGCGCACCTGGACGGTGCCCGCGGCGCGGATGAAGCTGTCCCGGGCCAAGAAGGACGACGCTCGGTACGACCATGTCGTGCCGCTTAGCGCGGCTGCGGTGGCGGTGCTTGAGGCGGCGCGGGCTAGCTCGGGCGGCCGCCAAGTCGGGCTGGTGTTTCCGGGAAGGATGCTGCGGATTGAGCGGGTGGCGCGGCAGTCGGACGGGCGATGGTTCTGCAAAGTCTACAAGAAGCCGATCGCGGCCGGCGCGATCCGCGAGCTCTACGATCGCGCGGGCTTCGCCGGCCGGCACGTGCCGCACGGGTGGCGCGCCAGCTTTTCGACGATCCTGAATGAGGAGCTCGGCCCGGGCTGGCGCTTCGATATTGATGCGGCGCTCGGCCACGCGGGCAAGGGCAAGGTCGAGGCGGCCTACAACCGATCGGCCCAGCTGCACCGCCGGCGCGAGCTCTTCGACCGCTGGGGAGCGCTGCTTTTTCCTGACGCTTCGCCCAGCGTCAGCGCCTGATATTGGCACAAGCCTTGCTCCTCGCCCCCCGCAAAGCCCGACGGCGGCGTAGCCGCCGGCGCTCGGCGGTGAGGCCGGGGGCTTTGTTCTATTGTTGTTCTGACAGTGAGGGCGGGGGCGAAACCGAATTCAACGCATGAGGCCGCCCTAAGCGGCCTCATTCCTTCTGAATACTTCGGTTGGGGGTGGGATTCAGACTAGTCACTGAACTCGCCCCCTTGAGCATCGCGAGGTACTCAGCCTGCGACTTGAGATCGCCGGGATACATGGCGCGAGCCTTTTCCTCCGGGGTCTTCGCGTTGTGGACGCAGGCGCGCTTGTAGGCACCCTCGTCCCTGATCGCTTGCTTCCGCCGCGCTGCGATGCCTTGGAAGCGCGCGTAGAGCGTGCCGTTCTCTTCGACCTTGTGGCCGCGCTTCTTCAGCAGTCGCTGGAGACGGGCATAAGCGTCGGCCCAGAGGCGTGAGGGATCGAACCAGTAGGCGTTCGACACCTGCTTGACCTGCGGCCCGTCGCCGGGCGGGATACCGGTTTTCTCGGTGCGCCTGATGTAGCTCAGGAAACCGTAGTGATCGAGCAGCTTCACCGCTCGAACTACGGTCGCGCGGGCGAGCTTCGTCATGCGCTGGAGCGTGTCATAGCACGGCTCGCAAATGCCGGTCTTGAAGTCCCAGCACCGAAGCAGGGCGCGGTAGACAAGACGCACGCTGCCATTAAGCTCGTGCCGCTCGCCCTTCTTTTTGATCTCTCCGGCAAACCTGTCGAAGACCTCCATCATCGCGTCGACGAAGATCATGCCGAGCCTATTCGGTCGTGCGACCTGCGCGCGCTTGTCCTCGACGTCGAAGCTGTCGCGCCGGACGGGCTGGTAGGTTCGGCGGCCGCTTGCGAGAAGCGCGGCCTTCATGCGCGGCGCCGTCATGCGGCACCTCGCGCGGTCAGGCGGCTGGCGGCGGTCCCGTCAGCAGCTCGGCCCATTCGCAGGCCAGCTCGCGCCGCCTGCCCATGTATGCCGCGCGGTTGTACGCCGCCTCGACATCGTCGCGCATGTGGGCGAGCATCAGGTCGATGATCGCGCGATCCTCCGGCCGACCGGCTTTCGCTGCGCGCTCGTTCATGATGGTCGAGAAGCTCGCCCGCCATCCGTGCGGCACGTGACGGCCGCGATACCCTGCATCGATGTAGACCTTGCTCAGCGTGACGTCGCTGATCGGCTCCACCCGCTTCATGCCCGGGAAGAGCCAGCGCTGCTTCGAGCGCAGTCCGCCGGTGCGCGCCAGTGCTTCTTTCACCACGGTCACCGCGGCCGGGGCGAGCGGGATGACGAAGTCGAAGGTGCCGTCGCGCTTGTTGCTCGCCGACAGCTTCATCTTCGCGGCCGGGATCCGCCAGATCGGCTCCTCGCCGTCGAGGTCCTCGAACTCGGTTTTCTCCGCCAGACGCACCGGCCCGGGTCTGGCTGCGGTCAGAGCCAGCAGCCGCGATGCCAGCTTGGTCGACGGCCACACCCTCGGCATGGCATCGATCTTCCCCAGCAGCTCGCGGACCTCGGGCATTGTGACCAGCGCGGGGCGTCGCTTCGCCTTCATCGGCGCAAGCGCGCGCCGGACGATCGCCGCCGGGTCGGTCTCCGCCAAGCCCGCCGCGATCGCCCAGACAAACACCTCGCTGAGGTGACCGCGCACCTCGTGCGCCATTGTCACAGCGCCGCGCGCCTCGATTCGCCGCAGCGTCTCCAGCACGATCGGCGGCGTGATCTCGCGAATCGCCATGCGCCCGATGAAGGGGAAGGCGTTCGCCTCCAGGCGCGCCAGAACCTCGCCCGCGTAGCGTGGCACAAGCGTCGGTGCTTTCTGCGCATGCCAGGCGCGGGCGATCGCCTCGAAGGTCTCGCCATAGCGAACCTGCGCCTTCGCTGCCCGGCGCCGTGCCCCCGGATCGGTGCCCCCAAGAAGACAGGCTTTCGCCTCGTCCCGCAATTCGCGCGCCCGCTTCGCCGAGATCAGCGGCCAGGGGCCGAAGGTCAGGCGCTTCTCCACCCCGTTGAAGCGGTACTTCAAGCGCCACGAACGCGTGCCGGTGGGCAGCACCTCTAGGTAGAGCCCGCCGCCATCCGCAAGCTTGTATCGCTTGGCCTGGGGGCACGCGTTCCTGATCTGCAGTTCGGTCAGCAAGCGGTGCCCCTTCCGGTGCCCCTGCAGGGGCTGCGCTGTCACGCGATCCGCCGCGACAAATTGCGCGCGATTCGCTTTGACTTTCGGGGGTTTGGCCTAGTCCAAGCGACTTTGCGCGACAATATGCGGCAAATGGTGGCTGGGGCGGAAGGATGCAGGGCGGGGTCATAAAGCGTCCTGTTTGCTTGTACTTAGGTCGGGTGGTGGGGAGCGCGGTGCCCCCAAAGGTGTCCGGGGATTACGCCTGCTGGCGGTTGATCCAGTCGCTCACATCGGCGGCGCGCCAGCCCACGCGGCGGCGGCCGAGGCGGATCTGTTTCGGGAATTCCTCGCGCTCGATGAGGCGGTAGATCGTCGCACGGTGTAGCGAGGTCAGGCGGGTGACGTCGCGCATCTTGAGGATCTGAAGCTGCTCGATCATTCGGCGGCCTCCGTGACGGGATAGTGTTCACAGCCAACGGCGAAACGTGCGCCGCAGATGGGGCAGGCGCCGGTCGGCGACATGACGGCCGGGATCGTGCGCAATCGTACGGGAAAGCGCGGGATCACTGCGTCGGCCATATGGCCTCGCGCCCGCTCGCGCTTCAGGGCGGCGAGAAAGGCGGCATCGCCCTTCTCGGTGCTGAAGATCTCGCCGAGGGGCGCTTGTTGCCCGATCGGCCGGGCCACGGCAGGTGCCGGTGTCGGTGCTCGCGGCGGGGGCGCAACAGGGGTTGGTGCGGGCGCAACGATCGGCGCTTCGGCTGCAACGACGACGGCCGGCTTAGCCGCCGGCGATGTTGACTTCTGTGTCAACGGCTTCGGCTCGCGCTTCTTCGGCGCGGGCTTCGCAGCAAAGGCGATCGGTTCTCTCACCAGCCTGAAGCCGAAGCGCAGCACCCGCGGATTGTGCTGCACCTTGTACCGCACGACGCCGACCAGCTGGGCTTCCTTGTCCCAGTGGGCGGCGAAGCTGGCGCGCGTGCTGAAGCCGAGCTCGGCCACATCTTCGTCGGTGAGGTCCTCAATCGGGATCTCGTCCCGGCTGGTGATGACGATGTGGGCGCGGTGCCACTCGCGGCAGAGCGAGCGCGCCGGATGGCGCTGGCCATGCGTCTTCGCCAGATCGCGGTGGTTGAAGGTGTTGTCGGCCGCGAAGGCCGGTACGGCACCTAGATCCCGGGCGACCGTCGGAGCGTAGCGATCAAACCGCTTCTCTAGGTGGAAAGGCTCGGCGATCCACAGGCTGTCGCCTTCCTTCACGCGGCAGAAAAAGCTGCTGTTGGGGCGCAGGAAGAACCGCTGCTCGCCGGCGAGCACGCGGCCGATCTCGTGGACCCCGATCGCGACCCGGCGGCTCATTGTGCCGGTTCCTCGTGCAGGGCCTCTGTCTCGATCTGCTTTTGCGCGGCGATAATGTCATCGGATCCCGAAAAGCCGTCGAAGTCGAAGCCCACTACCGGGTGCACCCAGTTGGGGCTTGCGGCGAGGACGTGGGCGGAAGCGGCAGACAGCGGCTTATCGCCAAGGTTTCTCCAGCTGCTGAACGCGTGGGCAGGGACGAAAGGTTGGGCGTGTTCGAGTCGCTTCATCTTCGAGAGCAGGCCAGTGAAGTGATAGTCGGGCGTCCAGGCGCGGCGGGTCTGCTCGGCATCGAGGCCGAGCTCCGCGGCAAGCGCATCGTGAAGCGGGACCTTGAACCCCGGTGCGTTAGCCGAGCGGATGAGCATCACGCCGGCGAGGACCGCGGCCGCGCGGTCAAGACGCTCGGGACTTACCTTCAGGAAGAGGGTGAAAGCCTTGCCCAGATCGGCTTCGGTCATCCAGTTGGCGGCGAGCACCGCCTCTACCTCGGCAGCGAAGGCCTCACGCGCGGTGCTCTGGCAGTAGGTTCTGGCCAGTTCGCGGTCCTCCTTGTCCTCCTGGCCGTAGCCGGAAGAAAGATGGCGCACCCCCAATTGTGTGCCGCTCTCGCGGCCGAGCTCGACGCGCAGAAGAGTGAAAACCACGAAGTGCAAACCGAGGCCGCCGCGCCCGGTTGCGTCGCGCAGCAGACCCCAGCGCAGGATGTCGCGGCGGATCGAGCGGCAGACTTCCAGACCGCTGGCTGTAAGCCCGTGCTCGTCGCGGGCGATCGCGCGCGCATCCTTTCCGTAGGTCGCCGGGTTGGTGAGTGCCTCGGTCTCGATCTCGCGGCCACCCAGCAGCTCCGAGGATGCCCGCGAAGCGGGTGTCTTTCCCTTCTGGAAATCAACCTGTGCCTTGCGGCTGGCCCACCAGAAGCGCCGGATCACAGCGCCGGTGCTGGCGATCTCGAAGGTGGCGAGGATCGCCTCATCCGGAAGATCCTGCGGCAGGTCCGCGTCGGTATCGCAGTGGATCTCCAGAGCGGTGTCGTTGTAGCCGTGACGCTGGGGCGGTTGAACGGCGAAGCGCAGATCCCGGCGACCGGTGACCTCGCGGACATGGGTGCGCCACTTGTCGAGCTTCTCCTCGGCGAGGCGCTGCAGCAGGTCTTCATCGGCAACGCGGCCGCGATGATCCTGATCGCCCGCAAAAAGATCGAGCTCGAAGTGGCCGCCGGCGTGGCGGTAAACGTCCACGCCGACAAGGCGCAGGAGCTTGGCGAGCTGGTGATCGCCGACCTTGTAGAAGGTGCGGATCTGATCGGGGCGGCGATCCCAGTTCGGGCGCCGCGCAAAGTGCTCCCACGCATTGGCCTGCAGCGCCTGTTCCTCGGTAGCGGCAAAGGCGCGGGCCTGCTCGACATCGATGTCGCCGGCGGCATAGGCCTCGAAGATCGGCGGGTGCAGTTCGCCCAGGCGCGACTGCTGAGCTACCCAGCCCGGTTCCTGCCCGAGATTGCGCGCGATCTCCTCGATCGACATCCCGAGGCCGCGCAGGCGCGCGATCGCGGCGTGGACCTCGTAGCCCTGCAGGTCGCGGCGCAGGAGGTTCTCCGAAAGCGAGAGCAGCACGATCTGCTGGTCGGACAGATCCTTGATCACCGCGCGGATGGGGAAGTCGGCGGGGAGCAGGCCGCGCCCGATCGCGAGGCGGATCGCGCGGTAGCGACGGCCGCCAGCGAGCACGCCGAAGGAGGCGGGCTCGGTCTGCCCATATTTTGAGCAGTCCTTCGAGCGCTTCGCCCACTTGGCGCCGTCGGGCGCCGGATGAATGAGCAGCTGCTCGAGCAGGCCCTGCTCGACGATCGAAGCAGAGAGCGCCTCGACCGCGTTGGCATCCTTCTCGTTGAAGCGAACATTGAGCGGCGAGATCGCCAGATCGGCGAGGGTGAAGGTCAGGGTGGTGTCAGGTGGTTGCTGGGTCACTGCGGTTTCTCCGTTCAATGGCCTGCCGAGTCGCTGTGCGAGGCGGAGGCGGGGTCGCGGCGGGGATCGAGCAGGCCGCAGCTGCAATCAGCGTGAAGGATGGTGACGACGGTCGCGTCACGAATGACGGCACGGTGGCCGGTCGGAAGCTTGACGAAGGGCGCGCCGATCTCGGCCGCGAGCTCGAAGGTCGGGCCGGAAAGGCGTCTGAAGATCTCGTGATCGGACAGGTCCGCCACACACTCGCGGTAGCGATCCATGGCGTGACGGCTGACGATCAGATTATCCATAGGCCACCCCCGGCCCACAGCCGTCGCCGTAGCCGTCGCCGTAGCCGTAGCCGTAGCCGTCGCCGTCGCCGTCGCCGTAGCCGTCGCCGTAGCCGTAGCCGTAGCCGTAGCCGTCGCCGTCGCCGTAGCCGTCGCCGTAGCCGTCGCCGTAGCCGTAGCCGTAGCCGTCGCCGTAGCCGTAGCCGTAGCCGTAGCCGTCGCCGTCGCCGTCGCCGTAGCCGTCGCCGTCGCCGTAGCCGTAGCCGTCGCCGTAGCCGTCGCCGTAGCCGTCGCCGTCGCCGTAGCCGTCGCCGTAGCCGTCGCCGTAGCCGTAGCCGTCGCCGTCGCCGTAGCTCTGGGTGGCACCGTCGTCCGGGAGGGTCTTGGCCGAAACCGCGTCCAGGATGTACTGCCGCTCTTCTCGCGGAACCATGGTCAGCATCCGGGAAGCGGGCTCGGCGGCGGCGACCTCGATCGCGTCCGCAACCTCGCGCAGCCGACGGCCGACACCACCATTGCAAGCTCCGGCCCGTATGATGTCATCGGCTGTCAGCAGTCCTGGTTCGGGCGGGAGGCTCAGACCGCCTGCCATTTGGCCCACGCTTCATCGGTGATCGCGAAGACGCCGGTGATGCTGTGCAGCATCGCGATATCGGCGGGTGCGCTGATCTTGCTGTTGCGGGTCGGCCCGGTCTCGGCGAGCTCGAGCACGCCGCCGGTCGTACCGAAGCGGATCGCCATTCGGGCGCCCTTCAGCGGCATGGACGTGGCCGTGAGATCCTGATCGTCATCGATCTCGCCGGCAAAGACGCCGCGGTAGCTGGTTGTCACAAGTGCCTTCACTGATTGTCTCCTTTGTTGGTTTGGGTTGTCAGCCGAACAGCCCGGTCATGCCCATCATGGCCACCAGGCCCATCGCGGCGATGAGCGAGACGCAGGCCACAATCAGCCGCCGGTCGCGTTCTAGGCGCGCCTGGTATTCGGCGCGGCGCTGTTCGGTCTCGATGCGCAGCTGCGCCTCGTCGAGGAACGGAGGTGTGGTGCGCATCGGCATCACTGGTGCTCCCGGATAAGTTCGCGGGGCATCGCGGGTGCCGGCTGGCGGCGGAGCCGTTCGGTGAAGGCGCGTTCGGCCGGGGCGGCTTCGTCGGCACGCGGGCGGACCTTGCGGAACGCACTGGCGCTCCAGACTTCACGGCCGCCAAAGCCGAGGAAGAGGTGGCGGCCGACGCCGGGCACGCGAATGATGCGCACGCTCTGGACCATGCGCCGGGTGCCGACCGGGAGGCCGCAGCAGCGCTGGCCGTCGAAGTCCCGCCAGGGGCCGATGGTGATGCATTCGGCCTGGTCGCCGACCTCCCAGCCCTCGGGATCGAGCGGCGGGCGCTTGCGGAAGAGGTTGCTGAAGAACGTCATGATGCGGCTCTCCTTCGGGCTTGCCGCGCGCTCCAATCGCGGAAGGCGGCGGCGTGGGTGGGGCACAGGTCCTTTTCGGGGGCAGGTGTGGTGGTGCAGCTGGTGCAGATCGGCGCGTCGCAGGTGCCGGACCGGCGCTCGGGCATCCTCCAGTCGCAGAGCAGGGTTGCAGGTGCCCCGCAGGCGCACCGCTTGCGCGGCCCGCCCGAGCAGACGATCGCGTGAGTGCCATCGCCGAAGGTGACGTGATGGCAGGGCATCAGCCCATTCCCAGCGCGGCGCGGTAGGTTTCGAGGATCATGTCCTGTTCGCTCCGATCGTCCGGCTTCATCTTCCGGAGCTTCACAATCTGGCGCATGATCTTGGGGTCGTAGCCGACCGCCTTGGCCTCCATGTAGACATCGCGGATATCGTCGGAGATGCCCTTCTTTTCCTCTTCGAGACGCTCGATGCGCTCGATCAGCAGGCGGAGGCGATCGTCGGAAGCGTCAGCCATGGGCCTGTCCTCCCGCGCTGATCGTGGTGGATTCATAGTGCAGCCCACTGGTGGCCGCGAATTCCTGCAGCGCCTCGATGAAGATCTTCATGTCGTGCGCCAGCAGCGAGCTGGCGATGCCGACGGCGGTGATCGAGACTCGGGGATCGGAAGCGCGATCGATGACCTCGAGCATAGCCTTCCTCCCGCTCTCGGCAGCGTGGCATGCGATGTCGACAATCTCGTCGATCGCCGCGTCGGGCATTGGTGAGTTGTTGGCCGTGCGCATGTTGACCAGATGCTGGCGCAGCTCGCGGCGCAGGTGCGCGGCAAAGTGCACAGAGGCGAGGCCATGGGGCATCAGTTTTCTCCTTCCTTGGGGACGAGCCGGAGCATGATGCCGGTCATCGATGGGCCGCCGGCGGCGGGGACGGGGGTGAGCATCGCCTCGGTCAGCGGCATGTCGCGGCCGGGCTTCGATGCGGGGGGAGCGGTGCGCTCGGTGATGCCCGCGCAGGCCGAGCAGAGCGTATCATTGACCCAGAAGCAGGTGTCAGGGCGGTGCGCTGCTGACCGGGGCGGGGCGGTGATGCAGGGATCGAAGAAGCTGCAGGCGCAGTTGCGGCAGATCCCGGCGACATCGTAGGGCGCATCGCCCTGCGCGAGCTCGACCAGGCGCAGGTAGATTGCGCGGTCGAGAGGCACGAAGTTGCGGATCAGGTCGATCCGTTCGGGCGAATGGTGCTCGCTGCCCTGCTCGGCCGCGATCAGCAGCAGGCGCAGGCGGCGGAAGTCGCTTTCGAAGTAGCCGGCACCGAAGCCGGTGACCTTCAGCAGCTCGCTGGCGAGGCTGGTGAGCGAGTGGCCGGCCATGATCCGGCGCTTCTCGAGATATTGTCCTGGCAGCACGGCACAGCCTTTCAGGCAGCAGAAAACCGCTCCGGGAAGCGCCCCAAAAGCAGGGGATCGCAAGCCGGTGCGGCGTCAGTTCAGAGGAGTGTGGGGGCAGGGCTTGGCTTCAACGCCGTCGCGGTTCCGCCCGTTGCGCTGGTGCGGAGGCGACTTTGACCCTGCCCCCGAGAATGCAGCGCGGTTCGGGTCGCATTGACCGCGCTGCAATTCGGCCACCCGGGATCAGGGCGGCTGAGGCTGTTCGTTCGAAAGCAGCGGCAGGATGTCGCGCAGCTTCTCGTAGGCCTCACTGGCCTCTTTCAGCGCATGGCGACGATCATGTTCGGTCGCCCCGGGCCGCGCGAAGGCGATCAGCGCGGCGTGCGCCTCTCCGCCTTCCTTGACGACGCCGTGGGCGTAATCGAGCAGTCGGTGGCGATCGGCGAAGCGTGCGGCCTCGGCGAGATCGAGCTTGGCGGCGTAGGCTTCGAACAGGGGTGCACCGCTGCCGCCTTCGGCCTGAAATTCGAGATCGAGTGCGATCGCGCATTCGAGCGCGATCTGTTCGGGCCGGTCGGGATCCATCCACGCGCGGACCGTGCTGGGCTGACGATGCGACACGGCAGACATCTGTTCGACGCCGCCGGGCAGTTGTCCGGCGATGCGCTGCAGGGCCTGCTCGACCGAAAGGGGGGTTCGAAGTTTAGTCACTGCCCGGTCCCCTCATGATTGCAGGTGAGAGCGAGCGCGCGCTGTGAGAGGAAGGCGTCCGTGATCATGCGGCCATACCTTCCAGCGGATCCCCCGAAGGGGAATCAGGCGAAACGCCAGGACCGTCGACGCCCGCAGCGGACGGGGGCGAGTCTGCTGCGGACGCCAACGGTTGCGCGGCCGGATGCTGCGCGGCGACCCGGGGAGACGGGATCTGCTCCTCGGGCGGGTAGATGTCGGGGCGGAGTTCGTGGCGGGAAATGCCAAAAGCGGCTTCTACCGGGATCACGAACTTGGCTGGAAGCGCAGTTCCGCGGCGAATCCAAGTTGCGACGGTGGATTGGGGAATACCGAGCGCACGCGCCAGCGTCGTCTGTCCGCCAGCTGCTCGGACAGCAGCGGCAGCGGATGTTTCGAGGCGCGATGCAATCGACATGTGACTCGGGTATCGCATGAGCGATATAGAGTCAATTGCATTTGCAAAGTATGATGGGAAACGCATTTGCGATACCTTGAGACCATGAGTCTCGGTGCCCGGATCAAAACGCGTCTCGCCGCGCTCAAAATCTCGCAGGCAGAACTTGTCCGTAGGTCAGGCGTCGGCCAGTCGACTCTTGCTTCGATAATTCAGCGGGACACGAGGTCTAGTCCACACCTTCTGGCTCTTGCGGCGGCGCTGAAAACGACCCCCGCTTATCTTCTAGGTGAGACGGACGATCCCGAATCGGAGTTCGCGGAAGCCGCGCTGTCTTTCGAGGAGCGCGAACTGATCGAGCTCACCCGCACGCTGGAGCGTGAGGATTACAACGTGGTCAGCTACCTGATCCGCCGGCTCGCTTCACACACGTCCCCCAATCTGGAAAATGCGGCCAAGGATGACGTCGCGCGGACACTCCACGATCGGCAACTCGGATACAGGGCAGGATAATAAAGAGGGGCAGCATGAAGAAGATACTGGGGGCGATTTTCTTGGTGGCGGTTGCGGCGCTTGCAGGGTGTGGCGGTGGCGCAACCGAGCCGACAGGGCCGGAGCCCGAATTCATTGCATTCTCGCAGCCCGGCATTTCGGCGATGGTGATCCCGGCCGGTGCCAAGCCCGAGCAGTTCGAGACCTGGGCGCGGCAGCATTGCGGCGCTCTCGAGTTCTGTCAGGTCATGGGATGGACCGATCCGGCCAGGGCGGCGCGTGCGTTTCCGATGAGCGACCGAGAGGTCGAGGCCATCGCTTTCAGTTTCAAGATCAACCGGGCGAGCGAGTACGAGCAGGTCATCTGGGACTGCACGCGCTTCCCGCAGCCTGCGCCGGAGAACTGCCTTTAGCACCGTTCCGGTTGCGCTCCCTCTCGACGGGGGCCGCGCGACCAGTCACGATGCGGGAATGAGCATCATCTTCGCCTGTCTCGCCGCAGTCGCCGTCGATGGCGACACCATCAAATGCCGTAACCTACAGGAGGCCGGTGGGCGTGTCCGGATTGCCCGGATTGATGCGCCCGAGCGCGGCGCGCAGGGCGCCTCTGAGGCGGCGGCTGCGCTGGCGCGGCTTATCGACGGGCGCAAGGTTACCTGCGAGGTGGTCGATGCCGATCCGCGCCGCTCAGGCTTCCAGAAGCGGGACCGCTACGGAAGGCCCGTTGCACGATGCACAGCTGGCGGTGTCGATCTGGGCGAAGCGCAGATCAAGGCGGGGCACGCCGTCGTTTGGCCGCGCACTCGATAAACCTCTCTCTTTTCAGAGACTCCCGCTTCCTCTAGAACAGATCGGGGACGAGGGCGGTTGGAGTTTCGCGGATGCGGCCGCCCGAGGATCCTGTCGCTGCCGATCGGCCGCTTCGGCTGAGCCCCGAGATGGCAAGCTTTCGCGGGCTCGTGCTGCAGTTTGTTGCCTCCTACATCAAGAGCTGGGGCCAGTCGCCGAGCTATGGCGAGATCGCGGCCGCCACGAACAGCAACCGCACGCGGGTGAAGCGTGCGATCACCAGTCTCGAGCGGGCGGGTCTGCTGTTGCGGCGCAAGGGCACGCGGGGCCTTTCGCTGCCCGATCAGGTGGAGCAGGCGCGGAGGACGCTGGAGCGCGCCGGGATGCCCCTTCCGCAGGATAACCGCGTCACAAAAGCGACCCTCTTGCCGCCGCCCGCACTCGACTATCCCTCGGCCGCTCGGCGCAGCGCAAGGGGACAGGACCGCGATGGGAACACGGACGATCGACGCTGAAGAGGCCTGGCGGCGCTGGGCGGACAGGCACCCGGGGCTGGCAGCGCAGGAGCGCGCCATGCGCAGCGAGATCGGCGAGATCGAGGAATGGCGCAAGCACGAGGCACACGGCACGCCCGAGACGCTGATCAAGGCGCACTACACATCTCAGGGATCGCTGGCGCGGATGTTCATGCGCGGTCACCTGTCGATCGACCAGCTGGCTTGGGCAGACGAGATCCGCCGGGTGGCGGAAATCATCGCGCGAGATGTCGCGATCGGCAGCATCAGCTTCGAGACGCGGGTCGACAACGGGTTCAACGGTCACCGGATGGCCGAGGAGAGCCTTGGCCGGGTGCGTGCCGAGGTCGCCTATTCGCGCTGGCGCCGCCAGCTGCGCAGGCCTGCCCCGGTGCTGGCAATGATCATCGAGGATCGCGCTGTTCGGGCGGTCGGCCGCGCCTTCCGCATGCGCGATGCCACCGCGCGGGCGCTGCTGGTCGACGCGCTCGACGCCTGGCCGGACTGCTATGGCTGGGCGCGCGACAGGGTGGACGAGAACGATCTTCTGGCTGTGCAGAAGAGGCTGTCATGAGAAGCTGGAGCAAGTCGTTCCGCGAGCCGGGGCTTGGTTAATCCGCGGATTTTCGGGGGCGTAACAAAATAGACCCTCCCATCTGGTCACCAAACCGGGCCAAAACGACCCCGCCACAGGACCGTCCAAAGCGGACCTGATGCCCACGAAACCCGCCGCGCGCGCCCATCGTCCCCTGGGGGCTGCGCCGGCGGGTTTCGTGATTCCGGGCGTCCTTGTCGCCCTACCGCTCCGCTACTTGAGAACGATTGGAGTATCCTGCCTTGCCGCCAAAGCCTGCACCCTCGATCGAGCAGCTGCTCGACGGGGCTGTCGATGCGCTCGATGCGCTGATGGCCGAGGTGCGCGGCGGCATTCGCGGACCGGAGCACTTCGACAGGCTCGAATCAGAGGCGACGCGGATCGGGGGAACCCTGCGCGACGCGTTTCGGCGGGGCTGCCGCTGATGGCTGTGCCGCCAGAGCCGATCGATCTGGAGGCACTGCTTTGCGAAGCGGAGAGCGAGGACGGTGATCGCACGGTCGTCAGCCGCGCCTGGCTGAAGCGGGTTCACGAGGAACTGACCGCTGCACGCAAGGCCCAGGTCGCACTGAACGAGGTCCTCGGGCCCGGATGTATCATCCGATGACAGCAAGCTTCTACGCCCGCACGCCGGCACCGGCACCGCGGCGGATCCCGACGACAGCAGACCGCGCGCGCGAGGCCGTGCTCGCGCTTGGCGGCGGGCGCGGCGTCGTCAAAAGTCACGTCGAGAGCGCCTGGGCGGCGATCACCTTTTCCGGCACGCGGCACGAACTGGTGCTGCGGTTCGAAGGCATCGAAGCCGTCGAAGCGGGCGAGCTGCTGATCGAGCGACTACCTGATCACGAATTCAGCATCTCCGGCCAGCTGGTTGCGGATGCCACCGTCACCAAGGTTGAGCATGTCTTCGGGCCCGTCGAGTGGCTCGAGGTGACCGCGGTGCTGCTTCTTCTGGAGGAAAGTTGATGGCCGATACTGCGATCCGCGCGCCGCGCAGCCTCGCCGAGGCGCAGCGGCTGTGCGAGCAGTTTGCCGAGGTCGACGGCGAGATCGCCTCGATCGAGGAATCGCGCGATGTGGCGATCGCGGCAGCCAATGCCGAGGTCGACAAGGATCTGACCCCGCTGGTCAAGCGCCGCGAGGCGATCGCCGCCAAGCTTGAGCCGTGGTGGAAGGCCAATGCCGAGGAGCTCACCAAGGGCAAGCGCAAGTCGGCCGAGCTGGGCGGCGTGGTGCTCGGTACGCGCAAGGGCAAGGGCAAGGTGACTGTGGCCGGCGCGATCGATGCGCTGGTCGATACCCTGCGCAAGACCGCCTGGGGCAGGAAGTTCACCCGCACGAAGTACGAGCTCGACCGGACCGAGGCGGCCAAGGGCCTGCTGGGCAAGCACGGTCCGGCGCTCAAGGAACTGGGCGTGGGCTACGAGCCCGGCGCCGAGACCTTCTACATCGAGCGCACCGCGCAGGCGGGCACTCAGGGCAAGGTGAGCGCGTGAAGCTGACAGAGCTTCCGGAAGCTACCCGTCTCGTCAACGAGCGGCATTTGCTGCGAACTCTCGCTGACACCGCAGAAATCGGTATCTTCGACGTCTTCGTCGGCGGCAAGTACGCGAGCGAAAGCCTGAAGGCTGTGTGTCGCGCGCCTTTTATCGCCGAGTGCAACGCACAGATCGCTGCCATCGATCGCCAGCTGGCCGAGCTGGGCGTCGAGGTCGACTGATGGCCGAACGGCCGCCGGTGTTCCGTCTTCCCGGGTGGAAGCCGCGCGAGCCCTGGGAGCGCCGCACGACCTATCGCGACAAGCGCATCAGAGGTCGGGCGGGGCAGGCCCTCCGGGCTCAGGTGCTTGCCGAGGAGCCGTTCTGCCGTCTGTGCCTAGCGACAGGCAAGCGCGTGCGAGCGACCGAGGTCGACCATATCAAGGCCTTGGCTGCCGGTGGCAGCGAGGCGAGGTCGAACCGGCAGGCGCTGTGCCGCCCGTGCCACGAGGCGAAGTCCAAGGCCGAGCGTCACGAGGCGCAGCATGGGGGGGGAGGGTCGAAGTCGTAGGGCGATCCCTACGGACACCGCCGCCCAAGTCAAATTTTTGCGCGGACGATTTCAAAAGGTAAAAACATGCCGCGAGGTGGCAGTCGGCCAGGGTCGGGAAGGAAGCGGACCGAGCCCGCGCTGAAGCGGCTGCGCGGTACCGATCGCGCCGATCGCGACGGCGAGGCTCCGCCGCCGGCAGTGCCGGGTGGGATGCCGCCGCCGTTCCATTTGTCGGAGCACGCGCAGGGGCTGTTCGGATCGATCGCCTTGATCCTCGAGCAGCAGGGCCGCGCATCGCCTCACTACGTCGACGTCGTGGCGCTCCTCGCGATGCGGCTCGAGCAGATCCGCCGGTACCAGGCGGTGCTCGAGGTCGAGGGCGACACTTACGAGGCGACCACCGCCCACGGATTCATGATCCGCAAGCGGCCGGAAGTTCAGATGCTCAGCGATGCAATGCGCCACGCGCACGCGCTGCTGGGCGAATTGATGATCACGCCGGCGACGGCACTGAGGCTCGGCCAGGGCGACAAGCCTGAGGACAATCCCTTCAAGGCGCTCCTCGATCTCTGAGGACCTATGTGGAGACCAGAAACTACGCCGCGATAGCGGAGCAGTACGCGCGCGACGTGCTGGGCGGGGCGATCCCTGCCTGCAAATCGATCCGGCTGCAGTGCGAGCGGTTCCTCGACGAGCTCGGCCGACAGGACGACGAGGGCTTCCCCTTCATCTTCGATCCCAAGAAGGTGAAGAAGATCTGCGCCTTCATCGAGTGCCTGCCGCACACGAAGGGCAAGTGGGCAGGGCGCAAAGAGACCCTGATCCTGCAGCCGTGGCAGATCTGGATCTTCGCCTGCGCCTTCGGGTGGCTGCGCAAGGTCGACGGGCTGCGGCGGTACCGCGTCCTCTACGTCGTCGTGCCGCGCAAGAACGGCAAGAGCGTCATCGCTGCCGGCGTCGGCCTGTACATGTTCTGCCTCGACGGCGAGCATGGCGCCGAGGTCTATAGCGGGGCGACCAACGAGAAACAGGCCTGGGAAGTTTTCACCCCGGCACGGCTGATGGTGAAGCGGACGCAGGCGCTCCGCGACAGCTTCGGCATCGAGCTCACCGCCAAGAACATCATCCGGCCGGCCGACGGCTCGAAGTTCGAGACGATCATCGGCGACCCGGGTGACGGGCAGAGCCCGAGCTGCTCGATCCACGACGAGTATCACGAGCACGACGATGACAGCCAGGTCGAGACGATGCAGACCGGGATGGGCGCGCGCGAGCAGCCCATGCAGGTGATCATCACCACCGCCGGGTATAATCTGGCGGGGCCATGTTACGCCTCGATCCGGGAAGAGCGCGAGAAGCTCGCCGGCATCGGGTGCGAGGGCGGGGTGTTCCCGCTCGATCACGAGACATTCTTCGTCGAGTATACGATCGACGAGGACGACGACTGGAAGAGCGTAGACGCGCTGCGCAAGGCGAACCCGAACATGGGCGTCTCGGTGCTGGAGGATTACCTCCTCGCCAGGCAGCGGGATGCGATCCGGACGCCGCGCAAGGCTGGCGCGTTCAAGACGAAGCACCTCGACCTGTGGGTCGCAGCGCGAGCCGCGTACTTCGACATCGAGGCCTGGCGCCGCTGCAAGCGTGACTGGATCCCGCCGACCGGCGACGAGGTCCTCGCGCTCGAGCAGCTGCGCGGACGCCGCGCGATTGCAGCGCTGGACCTCGCATCGAAGATCGACATCGGGGCGCTGGAGCTGCTGATCCTGCCGGAAGGCGAGAAGCCGACCCCGGAGGATCCGGTGATCCGGACCGGATGGTACTTCGTGCCGGAGAAAGCGGTCGAGGATCGACCTGCCTATCAGGGCTGGGACAAGCTGGGGCTGCTTACGGTCAACCCGGGCGAGATCCTCGATTACGACGAGATGCTGATCAAGCTCGACGAGATCAGCAGCTTTCTGCAGCTGGAGCAGGTCCCATACGACCCGCACCAGGCCAACTACTTCGTTACCACGGCGATGAAGGCCGGGCACCCGATGCTCGAGTACCGGCAGATCGTGCTCAACATGAGCGAGCCGATGAAGACGCTCGATGCGTTGAGCCGCTCGGGCGCGATCGCGCATGGTGGCTGCGCTGTCATGGAATGGCAGCTGAGCAACGTCGTCGCGCAGATCGACAAGAAGGACAACGTCTACCCGAACAAGCCCGGGCCCGAAGCCAAGATCGACAGCGCGGTCGCGCTGATCATGGCGATCGGCACCGCAATGGGCGGATCGGGCGAGGAAGAAGCGCCGCCATCCCCCTGGGATGACCCGAACTTCCGGCTCGTGCCGGATGAAAGCGAGAACTGAATGGGCTTGTGGAGCTGGGCCTTCGGGCAACCCGGCGATGCTGCGCCGCCATCATATCAGGCGGAGCAGCGGTCGCTCGAGGATCCGAAGTACAGCCTATCGGAGAACCCGGAAGAGCTGCTGCGGCTGCTGGGCGTTGCCGAGAAGATGGGCGCCCTGCCGATCGTTTCGGTCGAGGCAGCGCTGTGCGTGCCCGCAGTGTTCTCGATCGTCGCATTCCTGTCGCGCACGCTGGCCGCGTTGCCATTGCCGACCTTCGAGGCGGGCGAGAATGGCGCGCGCGTTGAGGATCAACCGGCGCAGCTGCTGAGCTACGCGCCAAACGAGAGCGAGACCAGCTATGGCTGGCGGCGCTGGTTCTGGCAGCAGGTGTTTACCGGGGGGCGGGGCCTGTCGTGGATCGAACGCGCCGGCCGCCGACCGGTCGCAATCTGGCCGATGGACCCCGGCCTGACGACGGTTAAGCGCGTTGCCGGCCGCAAAATCTACATCTACAACGGCCGCGAGTATGCGCCCGGCGACGTGATCGACGTGCCATTCATGCTGAAGCGCGACGGGCTGGGCAGTTATTCCCCGATCGGGAAGATCAACAAGGCGATCAGCCTGGCGATCGCGATGGAGAGTTTCGCCGGCGGCTTCTTCCTCGGCGGCGGTGTGCCGCCGCTGGCGCTCGAGGGTCCGATGCCGAGTGGCCCTGACGCATTCAAGCGCGCGCAGAACGATATCATGCGGGCGATCGACATTGCGCGGCGGTCGAATTCCAACTTCTTCGGGATGCCTCCCGGGCACAGCCTGAAGCCTGTAGGCATCGATCCCTCGAAGGGGCAGATGGTCGAGGCCCGCGCCTTCCAGATCGTGGAGATCAGCCGCGGGTGGCAGATGCCGCCGGTTTTCGTCCAAGACCTGAGCAAGGGCACCTTCAGCAACACCGAGCAGCAGGATCTGTGGCTGGCCAAGCACCTCGTGATGCAGTGGGCCAAGGCGCTCGAGGACGAGCTGACACTGAAGCTCTACGGTTGGCAGAACCCGACGCGGAAGGTGCGGCACAACCTCGACGGGCTGCAGCGCGGCGCATTCAAGGAGCGCAGCGAGGCATTGGCCCGCGCGATCCAGACCGGTCAGCTGACACCGAACGAAGCGCGCGCGCTCGAGCAGCGGCCGCCGATGGAGGGTGGCGAGCGGCTCTATGTGCAGCAGGCCACTGTGCCGCTGACGATGGCGGGCGCCGGTGTGGGTCAAAACGGCGGCCCGCCGCTTGACGATAATCTTGATGAGGAGGACGGCGGTGCCGGCACCGAAGACTGACGGACAGGAGCGCCGTGCGCTCAGCGGCGGTGAGCTGCGCATGGTGCAGGGTGATGCAGGAATCGGCACGGCCTCGGGCTATGCGGTGCTGTGGAACAACCGCACCGATATCGGCGGATGGTGGACCGAACAGTTTGCCCCGGGCTGCTTCACCAGGTCGCTCGGCGAGCGCGATGTTGTCGCACTGCACAGCCACGACGATTCCCGCCCGGTTGGCCGGCGCAGCCGCGGAACCCTGCGCCTGAATGAGGACGATCGCGGTCTCGCTTTCGAAAACGATCTGCCAGACACCAGCGATGGCCGTGACCTCAAGGTGCAGCTCGAGCGCGGCGACATCGAGGGGATGAGCTTCCGCTTCGTCGCGCGCAAGCAGGAGTGGGACGAGACCGTCGACCCGCCGCTGCGGACGATCCAGGAGGCCGACCTGATCGAGGTCACCTACACAGCATTCCCCGCCTATCCCGACACCGAAGCCGGGATGCGCAGCCTTGAGCAGATCCGCAATGAGCGGCGCCAGCACAACAAGTCCGGTGCGATCGCGCGCATCCGGATGAAGCAAGCCCACGCCGAGCGGAAGCTCTGACCAACCCCCTACCGGGCGTGAGCCCGAGGCGACGATCCGCGCGCGCGGCGTCCTCAACCACCCGCCTGTGGCGGGTTTTTTTGTGACCGGAGCCTGAGATGATTCTCCAGCAGTACTACGAACAGCGCGGCCAGCTCGTGGCCGAAGCCCGCTCGATCCTCGACGGGATCGAGAACGAAACCGATGCGACCCGCATCACCGAGGCCGAGCAGCGCCACGACGCGGTGATGGACAAGCTCAAGGCACTCGATGCCAAGATCGCCCGCGAAGAGCGCCAGCTTGCGGCCGAACAGGCCGAGGAAGAGCGCCGCCGCCAGAACCGCCCCAACGGTCGCGACGGCTCGGCACCGGCCACTGACGAGCCGGGCGACGAGGACCGTTCGGACGAGCAGCTGCAGGCCGAATACCGCGCTGCTTTCCTGGCGATGCTCGGCGAGGGCACTGACCTTGCCCTCTCGCCCGAGCAGCGCGCCCTGCTGCGCCGCGGCTACGTGGCGGAAAACCGCGTGCAGACCGGCGGGGCCGACGCGTCGGGTGGCTTCACCGTACCGACCACGCTGGCCGGCTTCATTCAGGAATCGATGCTCGACTGGGGCCCCATGTACGACCCCGGCATCACCACCGAGATCGTCACCAGCTCGGGCAACCCGTTCGATATCCCCACCAACAACGACACGGCGAACACTGCCGCGCTGCTCGCTGAAGGCGCCAACTTGGCCGACGACAACTCGGGCGACATGGTGTTCGGCGAGCGCAATCTCGGCGCCTTCGTGTACGCCACGCCGTGGATCCAGATCAGCTTCGAGCTGCTCCAGGACTCGGCCTTCAACGTCGAGCAGTTTGTCGGCCGGAAGGTGGGCGAGCGGCTCGGCCGCATTGCCAACCGCCTGCTGACGATCGGCACCGGCACGGCGCAGCCGCAGGGGATTGTGGGTGCGTCGACGCAGGGCCTCATCGCTGCTTCGGCGACGGCAATCGCTGCCGACGAACTCATCAATCTGCAGCACTCGGTCAACGCGGCCTACCGTCGCAGCCCGAGCTGCGGGTGGATGTTCGCCGATACCACGCTCGCTGCGATCCGCCGCCTGAAGGACGGCCAGGGCAATTACCTCTGGCAGATGGGCGACGTTCGCGTCGGCGCGCCGGACCTGATCCTCGGCAAGCAGTACTGGGTGAACGACGACGTGCCGGCGATCGCGGCCGGCCTGCGCTCGGTGATCTTCGGCGACATGAGCGCCTACATCACCCGCAAGGTGGGCAGCCCGCTGATCGGCACCGTGCGCGAGCGCTTCTGGCCGAAGATCGGGATTGCCGGCCTGATCCGCTTCGACGGAGAGCTCGCCGATACCGCGGCCGTGCGTCACCTGCGCCAGCTGTAATCGCACACGAGACCCGGGCGGGGGCAACCTCGCCCGGGCTTTCGCTGGCTTGCGCGCCTGGTGCGCAGGCCTGCGAAGGAGACCGACCAATGCCGAAACTGAAGATGCTGACCGGGCTGTGCGGCCCGACCATTTCGCTTGTCCGGGGCGACGAGCACGAGTGCGATGAGCGCGAGGCCTCGGGCCTGATCCGCGCTGGCTTTGCCGTGGCGCTCGATGACTTTGAGCCGCTGCCGCTGGAAGACGAGCCCGAGGACGAGCCCGGACAGGGCGAAGACGCCGACGCTGCTGACGCCGAGCCTGCAGCTGACGCTGAGCCTGCCGCCGGTGCCGACGCCGGCGACGCCGGCGACGCCGAGCCGGTGGCGGATGCGGAGGCCGCAGCCGACGCGGAACCCGCCGCCGATGCCGACGCCGCCACAGCCGAGCCCGCGGCTGAAGCTGCGGCTCCGGCCGAAGCCGCGCCCGCCAAGGCAGCCGCCAAGGCACCCGCAAAGCGCAAGGCCTAAGCCAGCATGTGGAGCGCGCCGGTCACTCTGACGCCGCCGGCCTCTGAGCCGGTGACGATCGACGAGGTGAAGGAATTCCTCGTCATCGAGGCCGAAGAGGTGCTGTACGATCAGCAGCTGGCGCGCTTCATCACCGCTGCGCGTCAACAGGTTGAGGCCGTCACCGGCACCCGGCTTGTCCCGCAGATTGTGCGCGTCGCCGCGCGCGAGTGGCACGATCTCAAGGCACTGCCGATCGGGCCCGTCCGGACGGTCACCTCGATCGCCTATGACGACACCGCCGGCGTGTCGCAGGTGCTCGCGACGGCGAACTGGGAACTGTTCGGCACCGGGCTCCAGACCGGTATCCGCCCCGTCTACAACGCGGCATGGCCGGCCGCGCTGCGCCGCCAGGATGCGATCCGGGTGACGCTTGAGATCGGTTATGACGACGTGCCAGGGCCGGTAAAGACCGCCATCTTGATCATGATCGCGGATCTCTTCGCCCAGCGCGAGAGCTTCGCCGTCGGCACAGTAGCCGCCAAGGTGCCCAGCACCATGCAGGTGGATAGCCTGCTCACGAACTTCCGGATCTGGCTGTGAGGGCAGGGAGCCTCGACCGCCGGGTCAAGATACTGCGCCGGGTGCTCACGCACGATGGCCTGCAGCAGGTCGAAAGCTGGCAGTTGCTTGGCACCCGCTCGGCGTCGCGCATGCCCGTCGCCGGCGGCGAGCGCGCCGACGCCGACCGCCGCACAAGTTTCCCGCGCTATTCGCTGTGGATGCGGATCGACAGCCTGACGCGGTCGATCACGTCGGCCGACGCCGTCGGCATCGATGGCCAGATCTACGAGCTGCTGCAGCCGCCGCTCGAGGTGGAGCGATCGCGCCGGCAGGGCATCGAACTGCTGGTCGAAGGAACCGGCACCGCAGCACCCGCCTGATTTTTCCGCGGCCCCGGCCGCAACAAAGGAGCAAGTCCAATGCCCGATATCGTGATCGCCGCCGCCAACGTGTCCCCGCGTGGCGGCGTGCCCCAGTTCGAAGCGATCGCCGGCGTGGCCATCGCCGCAGGCGAAATGGTCTACCTCGACCCTGCGGACAACCGGCTGAAGCTCGCCGACTGTGACGCGGTCGCCCCGAACCTTGCGGCACGCTCGCCCAGCGGCATGGCTCTGAACAGCGCCGGGATCGGCCAGCCTGTGAAGGTAGGTCAGCCGAACGGCGATGTGAACGTCGGCGCTGTGCTGACGCCGGGCATCGCCTATTACCTCTCGCCCAACCCGGGCAAGATCTGCCCCGTGGCCGACGTGCTCGCGGGCGATAGCCCGGTCGTGATCGGCATCGCGCGATCGAACAGCATCCTGCGCCTCGGCATCCTCGAGAGCGGCGTCACGCTGTAAGACCGGAGGGCAGCGCGATGAAGATCGAGGTCGAAGGGGCTTTGGATATCCAGCAGGCCCTGAGCGATCTTGGCGATCCGCGCGCAGTCCGCACGGCTCTGCGCGCCGCCCTGCGCAAGGCCGGTCGCCCGATGCTCGAGAAGATCCGCGACAAGGCGCGCGAGGACACAGGCAAGCTCAAGCGGTCAGTGAAGATGGCGGCAGCCAAGGGCGAGCGGCTTGATAGTCCCGAGTTCGGGATCGTGATCGGCATCGATGCAAACGAGGATCCTGCGCGCGAAGTGGTGCGCAAGACCAAGTCGGCCGGCGGGAAGGGCGGGACCTATCGCGATCCCGGCGTCGCCGGCGTTGCGGTGATCGAGGAATTCGGCCGCCCGGGCGAGCCTGCCAATCCCTTCTTCCGGCCGGGCTTTGACGAGGAAGGCGACGCCACCATCCGCCGCTTCGGCGAGGAGGCGGGCCCGATCATCGAGAAGACCGCAGCCAGGCTGGCGAAGAAGCGGGGCGGCGGATGAGCTGGGAAGCCGCGCTGGTGCAGCGCCTGCTCGACGATCCTGCCGTTGCGGCGATCGCCGGCCAGCGGATCGAATGGGACGAGCTCGCGCCTGACACGCCGCTGCCCGCGATCACGCTGCAGGTCATCAGCGACCCGCAGCCCCAGAACAACGACGGCTTCGATACCTTCTGGCCGAGCCGCATCCAGCTTAGCTCGCTCGCGAAGAAGAAGGCCGACGCGATCGCGCTGGCGAAGGCGGCCGTCGATGCAGTCATTCCGGATGCCGTCGTGGGCACCACGACCTTCCTGCGCAGCTTCGTCGACGGGGGCGGTTCCGACGCCCTCAACCTGCCGACCGGCCGCCGCTGCCGGAACCGCAAAGACCTGATCATCTGGCACAACTAGGAGAAAGCCGATGCCTCTTTCGAATGCGACCCATGGCTTCGGGTCGGAGCTGTGGATCAACACCGGGAGCGGCCTGACCAAGGTCGCCGAAGTGGACGACATCCCCGAGCTGCCGACTTCGAGCGAGCGCGAGCTCTACGAGACCAGCAACTTCGACAGCGAACAGTACAAGGAGTGGAAGAAGCTTCCGCTGAAGGATGGCACCCCGATCACGATCCGCGGGAACTATGTCATCGGGTCGGCATCGGACACGCTGCTCCAGGCGGCCGACAACGCGGAGGGCGCGCTGCCCTATCGCATCGTGCTGAAGCAGGGCACCGCGGTGTTCCACTGCACCGGCACCGGGCTGTTCTACAACTTCAAGCGGATGAACCCGTCGGATGCCAAGCGCACCTTCGAGATCACCCTCAAGCCGGTCGACGCGGCCGGCATCGCGCCGGCGCCGTAACATGAGCCGCCTCGACGAAAAGCGCTTCAAGGCGCTGGGACGGGATTGGACCGCACGGTTCGATTTCAACGCGACCTGCGCGATCGAGGAGGAGACCGGCAAGGGCTTCTACGAGTTCGTCGGCCCGCTGCTGGTCCAGCTCGATGCCGAGGATGCGGAAGATCCGGCCAAGGTGTTCGCCGCGATCAAGGGCATCCGCCAGTCGGATATCCGGCTTGTGCTGTTCCACGCCCTGCGCGGCCAGCACGACGTCACGCTCGAGGACGTGGGCGAGATCATCCAGAGCATCGGCACCCCCGAGGCAATGGCGATCGTCGCCTGGGCAATCGTGCAGGCCATGCCGACTGCCAGTAATGACGGGGAGCCGGAGGGAAACGCGAGGCCCCCGGCGAACCGGAGAGCCCGGCGGGCCGCCGCCAGCAATGGCTAGAGCTGCTCGGCCAGTGGTGTGCCTCCGGGCGCACCGAGGCCGAGTTCTGGCGCCAGACGTCCGCCAGCTTCACCGCAATCATGCGCGCCGACGCCAAGCGGCGGCAAGGCGCGATCGAGGAACAGATCGCAGTGGAGCACCTGTCCGCGCAGATGCGTGTGATGGCGGGTGCGGGCAAGCTCGACCCGCTCAGTGACTGGCTGAAGCGGGTCCGCCCGCAACCGAGGCGCACTGTCGCCGACATGATCCTCGCCCTGCAGGATGCCGCCGCGCAGGGCGCACCGATTACATTCGAGAAAGTGGAAGGATGAGCTGATGGCGACTAAGATCGGCTCGCTGATCATCCGCCTCGCGGTCGAGCACGGGCTGTTGCAGGAGGGGCTCAAGCGCTCCGAGCAAGAGGTCGCAAAGACCACTCGCGCGATCCAGCGCAAGGGGCGCGAGATCGCCGACTTCGGCAAGAACCTCAGTCTTGCGCTGAGCGTTCCGATCCTCGGGCTGGCGGCGTCGAGCATCAAGGCGGCCAAGGAAAGCGCCGACGCGCTGGGGCAGGTCAACGCCGCCCTCGCCTCGATGGGCGACAAGGCCGGGCGCACGTCCGAGCAGTTGCAGGCGCTGGCCGACAAGCAGATGCGCCAGTCGCTTTACGACGACGACGACATTCTCCGCCGCGTCACCGCAAACTTGCTTACCTTTGGCAAGATCGCCGGTCAGGAATTCGATCGTGCTCAGCAGGCCGCGCTTGACCTCTCGACCCGAATGGAGGGCGACCTCAAGGGCGCGACGATCCAGATCGGCAAAGCGCTTCAAGACCCAGTTAAGGGCGTCGCGGCTCTGAAAAAGGTCGGGATCGACTTCAGTGTCGCGCAAAAGGCGATGATCGCCAGCCTTGTGGAGACTGGCGATGTCGCTGGTGCTCAGCGGGTCATTCTGAAGGAGCTCGAGGGACAGTTCGGTGGATCGGCCAAGGCGGCGCGTGACGCTGATCCCGGCGCAGCCCTCGCGCAATCCTTCGCCAATTTTCAGGAGGAGATCGGGGCCAAGCTGCTGCCGCTGCTGCCGGCCATCACCGCTGCGATCACGGGCGTGCTCGATGCCTTCGGCGCGCTGCCCGCCCCGGTCCAGACCGCGGTGGTCGCGCTCGGCGCGATCGCGGCGATTGTCGGCCCGATCGCGATCGGCATCGGCTCGGTCATCACTGCGGCTAGCGGCATGATCGCGGCCATCGGCGGGCTTCCCGCGGTGCTGTCGCTGGTGGGCGTGGCGCTCAACACCCTGCTGCTGTCCCCGCTCGGGCTGGTGGTGGCGGCGGTGGCCGCTGTCGTTGCCGCCTGGTACTACTGGGACGACATCAAGGCGATCGTCGCCGATATCGGCCGCGCCGTTTCGGGCTGGTGGAGCGACAACGTCGCGCCTGTGCTCGGCGCGCTCAACGACGGGCTGGTCGGCGCGGTCAGCTGGTGGATCGGTCTCCACACCGGCGCGATCAAGGCGATCGCGCAGCTGGTGATCGGGGTGAAGGACTGGCTGGTCACCAGGCTCGGCGCGATCTTCGACTGGGTCGGGAAGAAGATCGACCAGGTCACCGGCTTCTTCTTCGACATGTACGACGCCGTTGTCGGCAATTCCTACGTGCCCGACATGGTCGAAGGCATCCGGCTCGAGATGGCCAAGCTCGATGCCTTCATGGTCGAGCCTGCACGCAAGGCGACCCAGAGCACCGAAGACGCGATGAAGGGCATGGCCGACCGGGTGCGCGGTATCCTGTCGCGGCTCTACCCCGAGATCGAGGCAGCCAATGCGAAAGCCGCCGATATTGCCGCGCTGTTCGCGGGCGAGCGTGCAGGGCTGATCAGCGCCGACACCCGCCGCGATGCCGTGCGCCGGGCGCAGGGCTTCGACGAAGGCCCGCTGGCCGAAGCGCAGAAGGTGCGTGAGGCGACGATTGAGGTCATCGATGTGCTCCAGAAGCAAGCGGACCGTGCCGAGGTGCAGACTGTGCGGGTGGCCCAGACGTTTGAGCAGATGGCAAACGATGTCATGGGCAGCCTGCGCGGATTGATCGACGGGATCAAGAAGGGTGACTTCTTTTCGATCTTCGAAGGCATCCTTGGGATCGTCACCAAGCTTGGCGGTGCGGGCGTGTTCGGCAGCGGCTTCAGGGCGCGCCTCCAATCGATCCCCGGCAATGCCAACGGCACCGCCTTCCACCCGGGCGGGCTGATGATGGTGGGCGAGCGCGGCCCGGAAATACTGCAGGTTCCGAGCGGCGGGCGCGTGGTGCCCAACCACGAGCTACGCGCGGCGGGTGGCAACTCGAAGTTGCAGGTTGAGGTTATCGCCAACAACAATGGCTTCGGCGCGATTGTCCGCAATCTTGCCGGTCAAGTGGTTGCTGAAGCTGCGCCCGGCATCGCAGCAGGTGCTTCGGCTGATGCCGTGAGCCGGATGCAGCGGATGCAGAGCCGGAGGCTCGCCTGATGGCCTCGATCGTTCTGCCAGCCTCCCCCGGCCCGCTTTCGCTTGCCTGGCAGCTGCTCGATTTCGGCAACACCCAGAAGGGTGCGCTGGGCGGCGCTGCGCAGCGCATCAACCGCCTTGGCAATCGCTGGGCCGTCAACGTCACCATGCCGCCGCTGACGGCGCTGCAGGCGCGGAACTGGTCGGCGGGCCTTACTGCCGCGCTGCAGAACGGCGTGAGGATGGCCATCCGGCAACCCGATCTGGCAATCGGCACGCCGGGCACGGTGCGCGTCAATGGCGCAGGGCAAGCTGGCGCGTCGCTTGTCTGTGACGGCGCGAGCGCCGCCTATGTCGCGCGCATCGGGCAATGGGCATCGGTCATCACCGGCGGCCGGCGTTACCTCTACCAGATCGCGGGTGATGCTACGGCGAGCGGCGGCGGGGCGATCACCCTCACGCTGACCACCCCCCTGCGCGTTGCGCACGCCGACAATGATCTGGTCGAGCTGGCCGCGCCGGAAATCGAGGGGCTGATCGTCGGGCTGCCCGAATGGGGCATCGATGTCGATCGCCTGACGCGCGGCTTTGCCTTCACGATCGAGGAGGCCCGATGAGCGCGCTCGATCCGGTCATCACGCTGATCGGCCTCATCAAGTTCGAACCGCCGAGCGGCGCTGTGCGCCTGTGCGATGGCGGCTTTGCCTATTTCTCCGGCGAGAAATACGAGAACGCGCACCCCATCTTCGGAACGCTGGCAGAGCCTGACGAGTTTGTGGCGGCGTTCGGAGACATGGCAGAGGCCGGCACGCTGGCGCTGATCCCCGCCCCCGGTGCGACCGGATGGTTCAATCCGAACCTGCGCAACAGCCGCGTGCGCTTCTGGCTGGGCGAACTGGATAGCGACGGCAAGACCGTCATCAGCGCAGAGCTGATGGCCGACATGCTGGTCGACACGATCGACCGGGTCATCGGCGCGGACGGTTCTGTGACGCTGGAGCTGGGGCTGATCGGACGGGCCGAAAAGCTGTTCCTGATCAACGAGGGCAACGTCTGCTCGGAGCGGTTTCACAAGACGGTCTGGGCGGGTGAAAACGGCTTCAACAACTGCACCGATGTCGTGCAGCCGATCGCCTGGGGCGTGGCCTCTGCGCCTTCGGGCACTTCGGGTTTCGGCAGCGGCGGCGGCGCGCGCGGCGGCGGTTCCGGCGCTGGCGGCTTGTTCGAGCAGGTGCAGCGATGAAGGTTGAACTGGCCCTGCGCGGGGCTGTTACCGACAGCGTGATCCAGATGCTGCGCGACAAGCCGTTTTCATGGAACGGCGCGAACTGCATCACCCTTGCCCGTGCGCAGGCGGCAGCGATGGGGCATGACGTTCCGAAGGTGCCGCCGTTCAAGACTGCGACCGGCGCGATGCGTGCGCTGAAAAAGCAGGGCGCAAGCAGCACTGCGGAACTGCTGGACAAGTGGTTCGAGCGTCACCCTGCCCCGGCGTTTGCGCGAGTGGGCGATCTGGTGATGCTGCCCGGCGAAAATGACGCGGGCGAGCGCGATGACACGCTGGCGGCGGTCTGCATCGCTGACGGTCGCGGGAACCTGTTCGGGTGGCACCCAGACAAGCCGGACGGGCTGGCCGTGATCAAGTCGGCGCAGACGGCGGCAATCGCCGCGTGGAGGCTCTAGGATGGCCAAGGTCTTCCGCGTCATTGGTCAGGTGGCTGGTGTGGTCGCCACTGTTGCCGCCTTTGTCCCCGGTGGACAGGCCATCGCGGCAATCGCCACCGCCGTTTCTGCGGTCAGCAGCATCAGCGCGCAGGTTCTTGCCAAGCCCCCGGCAGCAAAGGGCCAGATCACCGAACGCATCATCGGCGCAAACAACCCGCTGCCCTATCTGATGGGCCGAAGTTACAGCGGCGGCGTGCAGGTCCATGACATCGGTTATGGCGGCGAAGTCAACGGCGTCGACAACCCCTATCGCTTCCTCGTAACGGTGCATTCCTGCGCGGGGCCGGTCGAGCAGATCGAGAGCACTCTGGCGAACTTCTCGCCGGTGACCTTTTCCGGCTCCGCTGCAGCCGGCTACTACAACGACTATTGGTGGCGCGACACCCAGCTGGGCGCACGGCCTGAAGCCGATGCGCTTGCGCCCAACTTTGCCGGTGCGCCGCGCTGGGGGGCATCCTACAAGCTGTCCGGCTTCTGCGCTGTCGGCCACACCTTCAAGTGGTCAAAAAAGGGCAAGCGCTTCGCGGGCGGGCAATTGCCCATCCTTGGCGAAATCGTGCGCGGTGTGAAGGTTTACGACCCGCGCCTGGACAGCACCTACCCCGGCGGCTCGGGCTCGCACCGCATCAATAACGAGGCGACCTGGACCTACTCGCGCAACCCTGCCCTGCACGCCCTGACCTATGCCTATGGTCGCTATGTGAACGGCGTGAAGGTGTTCGGTGTGGATCTGGGATCGGCATCAATCGACCTTTCCAGCGCGGTGGCATGGGCAAACGTCTGCGATGCCAATGGCTGGAACTGCGACGGGACGATCTACGAGCCGGGCAACAAGTGGGAGAACCTGAAGCGCATCTGCCAGTCGGGCGGCGCGCAGCCGGTGCTGGTCGGCGGGGTGCTGCGGTTCGACTATCAGGCCCCGCGCACGGCGCTCGCGACGATCACCCGCGACGATCTTGCCAGCGGCCCGCTGCGCGACAGCCTCGGGCGCGGTTGGAAAGATCGCCACAACACGATCGTCCCTCGCTATCGGTCGGAAAACCATCAGTGGGAGTATGTTCAAAGCGATGCGGTGAGCGTGCCGGCGTTCGTCACCGAAGACGGCGAGATCAAGCGCGACGAGATCCAGTACGATCTGGTCACCAACAAGGATCAGGCTGCGGAACTGGCAACCTATGACCTGTATCAGCGCCGCGAGCTGGGGCCGATCAACCTCCCGCTCAAGCCCCATTTCCGCAGCTACGATCCGGGCGATTGCTTCACGCTTTCGGCTGACCTGTCGCCAACCGGCGCGCCGATCAAGGTGGTGATGCGGTCGCGGTCGGTCGATGTGGCGGGAGGCATCATCAACTGCACCTTCGAGACCGAGAACGACACCAAGCACGTCGATGCGCTGGGGGCGCTGGGCACCGAGCCGACGTCGTTCACTTTCCCGACCGCCGAGGAACTGGACGACACTGCCGCGATCAACACTAGCGCGGCGAACACGATCTATTCGGACGGTCTGACCTCTGTCGAGGAACTGCGCCCCGCTGAAGCAGGCGGCACCCGCAACGTCGCGCGCGGCACCTACGATGCCGGCACGACCTACACCCGCGGCGACGAGGTGATCTTCTCGGGCTCGACCTATCGCCTGATCGTGGATACCAGCACCGGCAATGCCCCGCCCGATGTGGCTCGCTGGGCTTTGATCGCACAGGCCGGCAGTGGCCCTGCTGGCGCCGATGGCTTGCCGGGCATCAGCGTGCTGGTGTCGAATGAGGCGCATGTCGTCGCAACGGCGCAAGACGGCAGCGGCGGCGATTACAGCGGTGCGGGTGGGCAGATGCTGCTGCTGCGCGGTGATGTGCTGCTGTCTCCCACCTTCTCGATCGCGGCGGCAAGCCCCGCAACGAGCTGGATCACGATTAACGCAACAACTGGCGTTTACACCGTCACCGATCCGGGCGTTGACCTCGCTACCGCCACGCTGCGCGCGACCTGGGCGGGCGTGAATTACGATCGCACCTACACGCTGGCGAAGTCGAAGCAGGGCGTGACCGGGCCGAGGCTGGCGCTGGCGGCGAGCGCGCAGGCGTTCACCTTCACCGATGGCGCGGCCAATCCGAGCGGGCAGTCGATCACGATCGAGGCGCTGCTGAACAATCTGAGCGGCACGGCGACCTTTACGACCACGCCTTCGGTGACGCTGACCGGCACCGGCAACACGCGCACGCTGACCGTGGCGAACTTCGGCGCAAACCGGCAAGTGACGATCGAGGCCACGCTGGGCGGGATCACTGACCGGATTACGCTGGTTCGGGTCGATCGGGATGTGGTCGCCCCCGCCAACGCCAACCGTTTGCCCTTCTCGCGGATGGAAGGCGGCATCGGTTGGACGACCATCAACTCCACCGCGACCTCGCAGACCGCATTTGCACCCAACAATTTCGGCGGCACCCGCACCTATATCGTCTCCAATGTGACCTTCGGCGCAGCTGGGCAGCAGCACTTTTCAGGCAACAACACGGTGATCCCCGTTGTGCCGGGCGAGCGTCTTTCGGTGTCCTGCCGGCTTGATGTGTCGCCGGTGTCGGGTCCGGCGACTTCATTCTGGCAGCTGGGTGCGGAATTTGTCGGGCCGTCGGGTGTGGTTGGCTTCTCGGTCATCGCCAATGGCACCACCACTCCGCCCGATCCGGTGGCGGCGGCTGCGCTCGCCGCGTTTGTGACAGTGCCCGCAGGTGCCAATCGCGTGAACTTCCGCCTGCGGGTGGATGGCGCCGGTGCTGGCGTAATGAGGGTCGCATTCCTTGAACCGATGATCGCAACGGCGGCGGCGGGGCAGACCGTGCACCCCGGATACGTTCCGGGGCCCAACGCGCAGGACGGCGCGCTGCCCAACAGCCTCATCACCGTTTCAGGCGGGGTGCTATCGGGCATCGGCACTGCGGGCGTTTTCGTTGATAACACCCGCGCCGCGCTGCAAGGGCTCGCCTCGGCGCGGCCCGCGTCCGGCCAATTCATCGGGCAGGAATATCACGCAACTGACACTCGCGAGATTTCGCAGTGGGACGGCTTCAACTGGCGCATGAGCGCAGACATCACGGCCGCAGCCCAGATCACCACCTCGCAGCCTGCGCCGTTCCAAGTGCAGGCCAACAGCGAAGGAGTGACGACGACCGATCTTTCAACCCAGACCCGCTCGATCACTCTCTTCCGAGGCGGGGTGGCTCAGACGAGCGGCGTAACAGTCGGGACGCCCGTGCCAACCACCGGCATTACCGTCGCCAGTGCCACGGTCAGCAGCGGCATCGTGACTTTGACCCTCGCCACAGCGAATGCCAGCGGGTCGGTCACTGTGCCGGTGATCTTCGGCGGCGTCACCTACAACGTCACCATCGCCGTGACCCGCACCCTCGCGGCACCCGTTGCAGGTGGCACCGGATCACAGCCGTTCGTGGCTCAGAATTGGGTCAACGTGAACAGCACCACCTACGCGCAGGTGACGCCGGCCGGAGCGACTGTGCTCAGCACCAGCGGCGGGCAGTTGGCCTTCAGCTACTCGGCCCAATACAACGGCGGTCAGGCGCAGTGTAAGTGCCAGTATTCGCTAAACGGAACGACCTGGCTTGATGTCGCTGGAACGGAAGTGACCGGCACAGGCGCGATCACCGTCCCCGGCGAGGAAGAACCGGGCGACATTTCCCGTTCGCAGGTGACGCAATCCGGCCTCGACGCCAGCACGCTCTATTACGTCCGACTTGTTGCCCGTCGCACCAGCGGCAGCGGCACACTGAGTTGGCTGTCCCCCGTCTTCACCGCGAAGCAACCGTAGGAAGGAACTGACCATGCGTATCCTGATCGTCTCTGTCGCCGCAGCCCTGCTCGCCGCCTGCGCGCCCGACGCTCCCAATCCGCCGTCCGGCGAACCGACCCCGCGCCCCTGCCCCGAAGGCGAGCCGGAATGCGGGCCTGCTGGTATCTGACATGAAGCTGATCCAGTCCCCCACCAGTGACGAGCGCTGCTTTGTCGAAAGCCTCGACGGCTATTCGGGCTGGGTCGTGCTGGCCGAAGACCTTGATCCGTTGCCGCACCCCTATTTCACATGGGACGGTGAGGCGCTGGTTGAGGACTTCGGCCCGCTGAACACTGCGTTGCTCGCCAAGATCGACCGTGAGGCAGGCGAGTTCCGCACCCGCTTCATCACCTCGATACCAGGTCAGGAAACCACGTATCGTCTCAAGGAAGACGAGGCGCTTGCGTGGGAAGATGGTGTGAGCGACCCGGCTGACTTCCCGTATCTGCGTGAAGAAGCCGCGGCGAAGGGTGTCAACGTCGCGGCGATCGCAGAACTGGTCCTCGCCACCGCCGCGCAATGGCGGGGGCTGAATCCGAAGATCGAGGCGGCTCGCACGGCGGCAAAGGACGCCGTTCTGGCTGCCAATACCATCGCCGCCAAGCAAGCTGCCGCCTCTGTCGATTGGGAAGCGCTTCTTTGATGCGCACCAGCGGCACCGGCACGATCAGCACAATGAGCAACTCGCTCGACGTTACCATCATCGCCAGCTGAGGATCGACATGGAAGGTCTCGAAGATGCGGTCGCCAGCGTGCTGGCCGGCCGGGAGCAGCGCGTCTGCGTTCCGGCCAAGTTTGTGGTGTGGCGCGAGGGCGACCAAGCGAAGGTGGATATCAAGGTGAAGGCGACGGCCCGATGAGCACCGATCCGGTCGTCGCCGAGCTGAAGGCTACCGTGAAAGCGCAAGCGATCGAGATCCGCGATCTCAAGAACGCACTGGCCACGTCGAGCGCCACGCACGCCGATGCGGTCGGGGATGTGGCGGCCAAGCTCGAAAAGCTGACGCTCGATCTACAGCCCCTGCTGATTGCCGGACCAAAGCTCCAGCAGCTGCTCGACGAGGCAGAACGCCAGAAGGGCATGGCCCAGCTGGGCAAGGTTGTCGCGGGGACCGGCTTCCTCGGCACGCTCGGGGCGGCTGCGATGGGAGCTTACCATTTTTTCGCCAGAGGAGGCATCGCACCATGATCGAATGGCTGGACAAACACCTGGTGCCGGAATGGCGCAAGGCGTGGAAGTGGTCGAGCGTGCAGCTTGCCGCTGTCATCAGCGCCGCCGTGACGGCCTTCGCCTCGCAGCCGCAGCTACTGCTGTCGATCGTCAACTTCATGCCGGCCGACCCGACGCAGCGCGCACTGGCCGCAATCGGGGTGGGCGCAGTCGCGTTCTTCGGGCCGACCGTCCTGCGGCTATGGAAGCAGGGAGCGGGCAATGACGCAGCCGAGTAATCACCCTGCCCCGCCGCCTTCGAACGGCACCCCCAAGAGCCCGCTGGTCGCTCTGGTCGGCGCGGTGGTCGCCTCGGCGCTGACGGTGATGATCGCCAAGGACGAAAGCGGGCGGAAGGTCGAGACCACTGTCACGCACGAAGGCGCGCTCGTAGTCGAACATTTGAGCGGGCCTCAATACTTGCGCGCCTATGCCGACATCGTCGGCGTCTGGACGATCTGCGACGGCGATACCAAGGGCGTGCGCCCCGGCATGGTCGAAACCGAGGCGGGCTGCACCGCGCGGCTCGAACGCCAGCTGGTTGCCCACGCCAAGCCGGTGCTGGCCTGCGTGCCCGCGCTCGGCCAGCCCGGACGCGAGAACCAGCTGATCGCCAGCGTCAGCCTTGCCTACAATATCGGCACCGGCGGCTTTTGCCGATCGACCGCCGCGCGGCGCTTCAACGCAGGCAACTGGCGCGGGGGCTGCGAGGCGTTCCTGATGTGGGACCGCGCGGGAGGGAAGCCCGTGCGCGGCCTGACCCTGCGCCGCCAGAGGGAGCGGGCCTTGTGCCTGGAGGGCCTGTGAACCCCCTCGCCTTCCTGCGCAGCCTGACCCCGCTGGGCCGGTGGATCGGTACCGCAGTTCTGCTCGCCCTGGTGCTGGGCGGGCTGCTGTTCCTGCAGACCTGCCAGAGCGCCCGCACCGCCAAGACCGAGGCGCGGCTGAACCGCAACCAGACCGAAGCCGCGCTCGCCAGCGGGGCCGATGCGGTCGGCACCATCGGCGATCAGACCGGCCGCGAGGCCGCGATCGACGCCATCACCAAGGAGAACTCCGATGCAATCCGCTCTGCCCCCGGCGCTGACACGCCTGTGCCTGCTGCTGTCGATGCTGTTGCTCGCGAGCGGCTGTGCCGGCGCGCCGTCTATCGTCAGCGCCCCGAGTGCCTGCAGTACCCTGCTGCCGACTGAATGGCGCGCGGGGGTCCGGGGCGCGGATCTGCCCCAGGGCGACACTGTCGGCGAATGGATCGCCTTTGCCGACGCGCAAACCGGCCAGCTCGACAAGGCCAACGACCGCTATTCCGCCGCCGTCGGCATCGTTGAACGCTGCGAGGCGCGCGATCGCGAGGCCGTGAAGCGCGCCCGCCCCCGGTTCCTCGGCATCTTCTGAACCTCTGCCTGCAAGTCTTTATTTCGAAAGGAAACGACCATGACCTTCCAGTTCAGCACTGCCGCCCGCAACGCCAGCCTCGATGCGATCGAGACGGCGATCGGCGCTTCGCCCATCCTGCGCATCCGTTCGGGTGCTGCTCCGGCCAACTGCGCCGCCGCGCGCACTGGCACCATCCTTGCCACCATGACGCTGCCGGCGGATTTCATGGCGGCGGCATCGGGCGGATCGAAGGGGCTTTCGGGCACCTGGCAGGATGCCGCAGCCGATGCGGCAGGCACGGCCGGCCACTTCGAGATCATGGATGCCAGCGGCACCACCTGCCACATTCAGGGCAGCGTGACCGGCACCGGCGGCGGTGGTGACATGGAGATCCAGAACACCAGCATCGCGGCCGGTCAGCAGATCACTGTGACGGCCTTCAACATCACCGCTGGCGGGGCTTGATCGCCATGGCTGACACGAAGATCAGCGAGCTGCCAGCGGCGAGCCTGCCGCTGACGGGGACGGAGCAGGTGCCGGTGGTGCAGGACGGCGCCACGGAGCAGGTGCCCGCATCGGCGCTTCTTGGCAGGCCCAAGGTCGATGTTGTTACCGCGTCAAACGCATCGTTCACGCTTGAGCCCGGCGCACGTCTGCTTCGCATCGTTTGCGTAGGCGGCGGCGGCGGCGGCGGGTCAGGCTCGCGTCAAGCAACGAGCGTTGCGCGCGGCGGCGGCGGCGGGGGCTCCGGCGGAGGTCTTTCGTGGAACGTGGTGGAGGTTTCCCAGCTTTCGGGGAACACGCTTTCGCTGACTGTCGGGGCTGGCGGCAGCGGCGGGGCTGCTAGGACTGCTGACGGCTTCACGGGTCAGGCAGGCGGAAACGGCGGCACTACAAGGGTGCAAGACGCAGGTCTTGACCTCTGCCTTGCCTACGGCGGCGCTGGTGGCGGTGGCGGGGGCACTGGCACGGCCAGCGGAGGCAACCCTAACTCGGTCGGCGTGTCTCGTGTGCAAGGGCAATCTGGCGGAAACGGCAACACGAGTGCCGGTTCTGTCGCGTTCGCGGGGCAGATAGTTTGCGGCGGAGGCGGTGGCGGCGGTGGTGCGGCGGCAAACTCGACCACAGGTGCAAATGGGGGCACCGGCGGAGGTTCTGCTGGGGGCGCTGCTGGCGTAAGTGCAGGGAACCGCGACGGTGGACAGCCTTCGCGCTCGACATTCACAGCCGCGTCGCTTGACTACCCTGTCTCACCCGGAAGCGGTGGAGGCGCTTACCTGACCGGCGCAACGGGCGGCAACGGGGCTAACGGCATCAACTATGGTGGCGGGGGCGGCGGCGGCGCAGGTTCCGATAATGGTTTCGACAGCGGAGCAGGGGGCACAGGCGGCCCCGGCGTCATCATCCTCATTCAGGAGTTTTGATCATGCGAGCTGCACTCATCCGCGACGGCATCGTCGAGAACATCATCATCGTCGGTGAAGGCTTCGACCCTGGCGCAGGCTATCAGATTGTCCCGATTGGCGGCGAGCCGGTCGAGATCGGCGCAAGCTGGGATGGCAACGCCTTCACCGCCCCGGCTCCGCCACCCGCGCCCGTGCCCGAGGCTGTCACAGCCCGGCAGGCGCGCCTTGCCCTGCTCGGTGCGGGCAAGCTCGATCACATCGAGGCAGCGCTGGCAGCAATTCCCGGCCCTGAAGGCCGCGCCGCCCAGATCGAGTGGGAGTATGCGCTGGAAATCCGGCGCGACAGCCCGCTGATCGGCGCGCTCGCCCCGATGCTGGGTCTCACCGAAGAGCAGGTCGATGACCTGTTCCGCGCTGCCGAGGGGCTGTGACCATGGGGGCGCGGCTCAAGCGCTGGCTCTATCTGTTCGCGGTGGCGCTGACGCAGGGCATCGTCAACACGACGATCGCGGGCCTGTGGTGGGCGATCACCGGGCGGGGGAGCGAGCCTGATCCCGACGAGCCCTTCAGCTCCCGCGTTGGCCGCAATGCCATCGCGGGCAAGCGCTGGGCGCTGATGGCCGAGCGGCTGATCGACGGCATCTTCGGCCCCGGCCACTGCCGCGCCAGCGCGCTGGATCGGGACGACTGATCCATGGGTAGCCTGTTCCACCTTCTCGCCAGCCACGCCCAGCGCCAGTGCGATCTGTGCGGGGCTGCGCTGTTGCTCGGCGCGGCCAACCTTGGCCTGTTCTCGGCATATTGGTGGACGCACCCATGAGCCGGATACTTCTCGAGAACGGCTTTGCGCTGCTGCTGGAAAGCGGGTTCAACCTGCTTACCGAGGATGCGGTGGCGGGCAACAATGTCACCGCCAGCAGCGCCTTTGACCTGACGGGATCCTCGGCCGCCGCGCTCGCGATCGCCGCGCAGGGGGCGGGTGGGCTGGAGATCACCGGCGCTGGCTCTGCCACGGTCCGCATTGCCGCGACGGGCGCGGGCAGCCTGCCGCTGGGTGGCAGCGCCGTCACGCAGGTGCGGATCACCACCAGCGCGGCCGGATCGCTGGGCCTTGGCGGATCGGCGCAGGCGAGCTCGGCCGCGATCGTGGCGGCCACCGCCACCGGCACCCTGCCGCTGGGCGGCGCGGGCACCGTCATGGCGCGGATTGCTACGACCGGCGCGGGCACCATCGATCTGGGCGGAGCCAGCGCTGTCCAGGTGCGGATCGGCGCGGCCGGTTCTGGCGAACTGCCGCTGGCCGGCACCGCCACCGCCGCCGAGCGCGCGCGGGTGCCGGGCCTGATCTTCAAAGTCGCGCGCGAGCCGAGGCTGTTCCGGGTGCCCCGCGAACAGCGCATCTTCAAAGTCGCGAGGGCCGCCTGATGAGCTACGAATTCACCGCACCGATCAAGGATCCTGCCGCCGTGCTGGATCACGGCATGGACTGGAGCGACTGGCTGGATGAAGGCGAGACGATCACCGGCACGCCCACGGTTGTGCCGAGCCCGGCCGGGCTGACGATCGGCGCCGTGACCCATGCGAACGGCATAGTCAGCTGGCGCGTGAGCGGCGGGACGCTGGGGCAGGATTACATCGCCACCTGCCGGGTGACGACGAGCGCAGGCCGCGTGGAAGAGCGCAGCGTGCGGTATCGGGTGCGGGATCGGTAGGGGGCTATTTATGCCGCTGACGCTCTTCGATGCACGAATCGTCCTGATCTACGCTGCTCAAAGTTGGATAGCGCTGGTCGACTGAACGACCGACGCGCGACACCGGAACAACAGCTGAACATCCTCCGGGACTATTCCGGGACTCGCGCCGCCAGTTCCCGCCATGTTCCGCCGTCAAATGCCACGAGCGGCAGTTCCTGCTTGCCTCAAAAGTGCAGGAAACCTAAGGCTCGCCGCCGGTCGGGGAGTAGCGCAGTCTGGTAGCGCATCTGCTTTGGGAGCCGAAAAGCTATCAAGCGCTCTCCCCAGCGTTTCTGCGGGTTTCAGCACCCTCCCCTTCCGAATGTTCGGGACTATTCCGGGACTCTGCTGCAGCCATCAGCTTCCGGACCTCGTCTTCGCTGGTGTGGAAGTAGCGGCGCGTGGTGCGGATGTCGGAGTGGTTTGCCAGGCGCTGGGCGGCCTCGATGCTGCCGAGGCGCGTCAGCGCGGTGTGGCGCGTGTCGTGGAAGCGGAAGCCTTCAATCCCGGCTTCGGCCAGCGCACGGCGCCATTTGCGGTCCCAGCCCTGCTTGCTGAACGGATAGCGCTGGCCCTTGATCCGCTGCACCCGGTCCTTCCGTTTCGGCGCGCTGCGTTCGGCCTTGTAGGTGAACACCTGGGCGCAGACCTTCGGCTGCGCGCGGATGATCGCGGCGAGGCGCGGCGTCAGCGGGAAGGTGTGGCGCTGGCCGCCCTTGGTGCTGACGGTGGCGCGGGCGTTGACCAGATCGACGTCGCTCCAGCGCAGGGTGACGATCTCGGCCTTCCTCTGCCCGCTGATCAGCGCGAACTCCACGATCGGCTTCAGGCTTTCGGGCAGGTGATCGAACAGGCGCGCTTCCTCCTCGGCGCTGAGGATGCGGGTTTCGGGGGCTTTCTCTTTCAGCTTGGCCTCGCGCCAGTCGATCTCGGGGACATCGTAGCCGCGGGCCTCGCACCAGTTGCAGACCCGGCGCAGCAGCGCGATCTCGCGGTTGACGCTGGCGTTGGACACGCTGGCGCGGCGCTTGGCGATGTATTTGTCGAGGTCGCGCAGGGTCAGATCGTGCAGCCAGCGGTTCTTGCCGAGGCCGAGCGCGAGGTTTTCGAGCTGGTAGGATGTGGTGGCGTGGCTGCGCTGGTGCTGGCCCTTGGCCGCGAACCATTCGCCGCAGGCCAGATCGAGGGTGATCGAGGGCTTGACCTTCTCGCCTAGCGCGATCTTCCGCCGGATGTCGGCTTCGTACCGTTCTGCATCGCGGCGCGACGTGCATCCCGTAGAGCCGTGATTCCGGTTACCTTTGAACTGAAAGTCATACTGCCAGAAGCGGCTTTTGGCGGGTTTGTAGACGGACATGAGGGGCGCTCCTCGCGGGCCTGCCGCTCGATATAGTCGGCGATGTCGTCCTCGCGATAGAGGATTGTTCGGGGGGTCGGGCGGACGTGGCGGATCTGGCCCTTGCTGCGCAGCGCGCGCAGGGTGCGCGGGGCGATGTGCAGGCGGGCGGCGGCTTCAGCCTCGGTCAGGAGGTTGGGGATCATTGGTTTGGTCCCTCATACTGGTTGGCGGGGCGCTTCCAGCGCACTTCGCGCTGCGGCCAGCTGCCGTGGGTCTGGAGCGGCATCGAGCCGGGATAGGGTGAGCCCCAAGGGCCATAGTCGCGGCACATACCAGCGACACGGCCTTGCTGGTCGATCTCCCAAGCGGTGCCGACCTGCCAGCTGTGGTACTGCCAGAACCACGCGCGCTTGCCCTTCTCGCCGAAGTCTTGCGGCGGGAGATCGCGCTCGGCGCCACCACGTAGATCGAGCTGGGCGGTCATCACCCCTCACCCTCCGCCAGTGCGGTTCTCGCGTTGGCGGCCCAGCGGACCAGCAGCTGCTCGCCCTTGTCGTAGGTGCTGCTGGCCGTGACGCCGGCGAGGCGGATCGAGTAGGTGTTGGTCTGCTGATCGTCGATCTTGGCACCCATGCCGCGCAGGGCATTCTTGACGGCCTCGGCATCGAAGCTGTCGGCGTTGCTGGCGGCGCGGATCAGATCGGTCGCGGCGATCAGCTTCTTGCGGGCGGCGGGGGTCATTGCGCGTTCCTCCGGTCGCGAGCTTCAAGGGCGGCGGCAACGCGCCTGACAGCATCTTCCGGCGGTTCGAACGCGGCGTTGATCGCTCGAACACCTGGATCGGCATTTTTCGCAAGCTCGGCACGCAGCAAGTCGCGCGCCTGATCTTCATAAGAGCGGATGGTCATCGGATGGCTGCCTGTTCGAGCGTCAGTCCCTCGTCGGTCCTGCGATCGAGGGTGACGGTGATGTAAAGGATGGTGTTCCAGTCAGGTCCGCGCTCGACGATGTCCTGAAGTTCCTCCAGTTCCTCGATGCCGTGTTCGACATCGAGCGGCTCGCCGCTGTCGGTCTGATACCAGATCACGGCTTTCCATCGGGCAGTGGTCGCCTCGGGGCGATCCATGACGGCGGGGGTCATTGGTGGCCTCGATCTTTTGCTCGGCGCATGGCCGAGATCACAGCTTCAGCCTTGGCATCGTCGATCGCGGCCATCAGAGCGTCAAAGTCCTCCCTGTCACGTGCGACAACAATTCCGGCGATCACGGCGCGCAACCGTTCGGCTTCGGCCTCAAGTTCGTGGGCGGGGGTCATGCTCGCACCTCCGGCATCCCGTTGTGTTCGACGCCGTCGAGCAATCGCCCGGCGCGCTTCTTGCCGACCTTGTGCAGATCCATCGTGCGCTCTTGGCCCGGTGGAACGATACCGATCGGCGCCCACTCGCCCCATTGCTTGAAGAAGAAGTGGACTTCGGCGGCGGCGCATTGGTCGCGCAGGGTGCGGGCCCAATCGGGGTGCATCGGGCGGGCGTCCTTGCTGCTCTCTCCGCCTGCCACGACCCAATCGATCGTCGCGGTCAGATCGTTGGCGTCCCGCGCCCACATGGCATCGGTAATGTTCACCGGCCCGAGCAGCGGTTCGGCGCTGATCCAGCGGACGGCGGCGGGGGTGGCGAGCAGATCGGGGATGCGCTCGTCGGCGCGCTGCTGGTCCTCGACCGACACGCCCAGCCAGACGTTCGGGAGGGGCAAGAGTGCGCCCCGGTAGACGTGGCCCTGCATCCGCTCGCGGCGCTTGAGTTCGTGCAGGCCCAAGCTCCGGGTTTGGCTCTGGATTTCGACATGGCGACCAGTCGTCATGTAAACCCGCATTCGGTCAGCCCGCTTCGTCAGCACTTGGAAAGTGTGCTGCGGGCAGAGCGCCATCACCGCAAAGATGCGGTCGATCCATACGTCGGGGACGCTTTCGTGGAACAGATCGCCGTGGGCGCAGACGAAGATCATGCGCGGGCGCTTCCAGCGCAGGGGCTGGTCGAGCCATTGCTCGTTGAAGCGGACCTCGCCCGTCCAGACGTGGTTGCCGTTGACCTCGCGCGTCAGGCCGACGCGGCTCGGGTGATCGGCGAGGCGCGTGCCGGCCAGCTGCATCGCGTAGCAATTGGTGCAGCCGGGGCTGGTGACGGAACAGCCGGTGATCGGGTTCCAGGTCGCCTCGGTCCATTCGATGTGGGTGTTGTCAGCCATGGCGGCGCACCTTTTCGATCAGGCGTTCGAGCCAGCTGGGCTGGTGCATCGGCTGAACCGGGCCGAAGCGGGCGCGGCGTTCGAGGGGGCACATGGTCGCGCCCTGCCCCGTCCAGCGGTGGCGGGTTTCGTAGGTCATTCGGTGGTTTCCTTGTTCGCCATGATCAGTTCCGCAATCTGGTCGGGCCACACCCACCAGACGGGGAATGCGCCCTCCTCTTCAGCGCGGCGCATATCCCCGCCATTGAGGCAGCGGCGGCCCTTCTGGTCGAAGCAGAGCGCGGTGAA